AAGGAGATGAATCAATAATTTTAGAAGCTAACCCCACACCTGCACCTGCTGCACCCAATGCCATTCCACCTGCTGCCATTTTACCTTTGCCTGCAAACATTTTATTCCATCTAGAATTACCACCAAATGATTTATCAAATATTTTATCTAATTTTTCAAATACACCTGTAGATTTTGATTGTGATAACATACTGAATTGTGATTTTTCTTCAGTAGTTGCTTTTCCACTTTTTACTCTATCACGAAGAGTAGATTTATCTTGCATGTTTTGTAACCCCATTCCACCTACTTGTTGTAACATATTCATTGCTTGTCCAAGCACTCCACCACCTGAGAATTGTCTAGTCATAAGATTCATAGCCTTTCTTTGACCTTTCAAAGCATGATCCATTGCCAAATTACCTCTTTGTTCTGCTGATCTAATTTTAACTGAGGATTCCAAAAATTCTTTTTGAATTTTTAGTGCCTCTTTAAGGTTAGGTATATCTATTAATCCTTCAGCACTCATATATATTATAATAACTAGATCTATTTAAATTTAACACGTTCTCTACGCTGTTCGTCTTGATATTCAGATATAATAACGTTAAGATAGCTTATCGGCTGCGAGTCGACTTGGTCTTTCGTCCAACCGTATTCCCTTGCGAAGAAGTAGTAGATATTTCCTGTGCCTCTACTATATCCTGCCCCACGAAAGTCTCCACCCACTCTTCCAAATATTTCGCTAAAGGGTAGTCCTTCATGACCTCCTTCATTATGGTTTTTGCTACACTTGATTTAAGGTTTCTAATTGAAGCAACTTCTTTTACTTTAAAAGGTGCTTTTGTAATTACTGCTGTTAATATTAACTGTCTATAAAGTGGTAAATTAACCTTAGGTTCATTGACCTGAGTCATATCTAAACATTGATTTAGAATTGCTTCTAATTCTCCAAATGTAATATCATCTTCATATTCTACAGTTTCTTTTGTATTATTGTCCCACGGGATCTCAAACGATTTAATCATATATATTGTGTATATTTGTTATATTAAAGTGTTATTGTTCTGCTGTTGCTGCAGAGGTTGCTACTACAGATATGGTCTTTGCTGTCCAACTAATATCTTCAAATACTGGTTCTACTGGTTCAAGACCTGAGACACCATGATCATTTATTGCCAATCCTGTCAATGTTATTACTATTTTTTCAGCAGAAGATTTTTCAAATGTTAATCTAAATTCTGTTGCTCCTCCACCAACTGTTTCTTGAGGAGTTGCTGCTATCTGTGCAAGTAAATCATCTAGTAAAGTTTGATTTAACCATGATGCTTTAAATGAACCAGTTATATCCAAGACTCGTTTGTATGCTGCTGCACCTGAATGACTACCTAAACCATAAAGCAGTTCTGCATTTTGTGCAAGACTTAAACTTGCATCTTGACATTGTGCAACTAATGCTCCTGCAAAATATAACTCTGCATGAGCGAATGTATATGGAAATTCTTCTGCTGGTTTTGATGGTGCTGCTGTCAAGGTTGTTGATGGTGCTGTTTCTACACCGTAAGTAATATCTGCACTACAGTCTACTAATCCACCTACTGAAGCACTTATGGAAAGTGATCCTACAATTCCACCTTTTAATGTTCTGACTATATCTGCTGCCAGTCCATCATAACCAACTTCTACTTGAATAGTTCTTGCTGTCTTAGGTAGTCCTGAAGTTTGAGGATATGTATATGTAAATGGTGTTGTACCTGCTTTAGTTGGAGTTCCTAAAATTGAACCAATTATCCACGGGCTTGAAAGAGTAAATGACATTGAAGCAGTTCCTTGTTGTTGACCGTATGCAAATTTATCTACTGTATTTTGATTAAGTTTAGCTAAATTAACTTTATTATTTGTGAGTGTAAGACTAGACATTTTGTCTTGAAGACCGAACTTTTTATCTGCTGTTAGACCTGATCCTAGAACACCATAAGTTGTTCCTTCCCAGCCGTATTTTACATATACATGAGCACCAGTTCGTACCATGATATTATTTAAACTATTACCTTATAAATATTATGGATTAAGTTTTCTGTACTTCATAACGACAGTATGCCTATAAATATTCCTATATAAATCATTTTCGTGGTTAGATGACATTAACATCAAGTCAACATAATCAGTTCCCCGTATATTTGCTTTTACTATTCTAAACACTTCATCAACCAAATTTTCATGATGTTGTAGATTTTGAAATGAATGTACCTGTATTTTAACATAAATAGTATGTAGAAAATCGTCACCATGTAATCCAAAATACTCAGGTTGTTCATTAGTAGGAGTCACTAATATAAAATCACGTCTATCGTCCATAAAACCAGTGGTTCTTTCTTCCCATACGAAAGTTATATCTGGTTGAGATGATAAAGTCCAGTTATCTTTAATTAGATTCTTGGCAGTTTCTGCACTTTGATACATGTTGGAATTACCCATACTTTATATAAAGTCTACAGAGTTATTAAGTTTATCATTTACCAAGACGCCAGTCATATCTCGGAGAGCCTTTTTTAGGTTTTTTACTCCTACCATTATCATATCTATTCTTCCACCCACGGGCAGCAGTAGAGTTTTCTGCCTTCCAAACTTCATAGTCTTTCTGTCTCTGAGTATTAGCGACTGCTCTATCTTTGGCGAATCTTTTATAACGTCTTGCTTTGGATATATATGCTGCTTTACCTGCACGAATACCTTTTTTGAAAGGTGTAGGTCTATCCCAATCTGCTGTCATACGAGAAGTCTTCTGTCCTAATGCTTTGGCATAAACACCATTTGCTATTAAAAATACAGATCTATCTATCCAGTTAGCTTTTCCTTTTGGTGTTTTAGTTAAAAACTCATCAAAACTATTAGAGTTATAAATACCCGTTCTTAGAAACCAAGTTCTAATATTTCTAATATTTGGAAACTTTGGTTCTGGTTTCCATATTCCTTTAAAATCTGCAGTTTCCTGTAAAAACTTTTTCTGTCTTTCACCTATACCTTTTCTTAATTCTTCAGCACTGTTGGTTTTACCTTCATATTCTTTAGGTTCTATTTTCCTGTCTTTTAATGTAGTAGTTTCATCTACCTCGAAATCATTTAAATCAAGATTCAAAAGTTCTTCTTGAAACTGTGTCAATACGTCCATTAATACTTTTACAACTCTATCATCTGCTGTTGATAAAAATCTTTGTAAGTTACCTCTGAATAAAAAACCTTCGTTCTCTGTAAATTTCTGAACATCTTTTGTAGTAAATGATTTCCAATTTTTTGCACCATACCTATCCCCTCCTCTTATTGCAGAATTAAATTCTCCAGTAGGTCTTGATTGAATATAACCAACTACATTTGATTTACCAGTAATAGTTTTTGACCAAGTTCCATATTTATTTTTACCTGTGGCAATATTTGATCCTTCAAAAGGTTTTATTGCTTTATCTCCCATCTCATCATAATATTCCGTTTGTTTATCTTGGTATTCCTTAGGAGGATCATTATTATTTCTGAGAGCCCACCAAGACTCTCTTTGTAATTCAGGATATTTTCTAGAAAGCCATAAATTATAATCTACTTTATCTTTAAAATAAAAAGCAAGAAAATCTTGGTCTATATCCAAACTGATATTTTTTTGATATTTCCAAATATCACCTTCTTCTGCTATATCACCTGATCCTTGTTGTCCACTAGAGTCACCTCCACTTGCACCTTGACTTGTTGTTTCAAGATTTGCACCAACGTTACCAGTTTTGTAAGGTGTCATAGATGGATCATAATCAAGATATTTACCTTTTGACCTAGACTGATGATATGATAATAAAAATGGTACATAATCTATACCTAATGATTTAAACAATTCCATTATATCTTGATTGGTTTTCATAACTGTTTGTTTTATCGTTTGATCAATCAATCTATTTTTTAATGCATTATATTGTTTGGCAGGATTTATACGAATCCCTGTTCTAAAAGTAACTACCATACTAAGGTATAAAGAATATTTCTTGTCGATTGTCTATACAGTTTTCAATGTCAGCTCTCCAATCTGATTTAGATGCAGATATGTCTACACCGTTTGCACCAGTTGGTAGAATATCCATTCTAAAACTAGAGTTGATTAAATCTATTGCTGTGAGTTTAATACAAGTGTCTTGTATATCATAAGGAACAGTTGGATCTCCATAACGATATGTTATTCTGATTCTGTTTTTCCTCATAATTGTAAATATATAACCACGAAAATACATCTTACCATATTCTCCTTCAAGATTATGAACTCCTGTATCTAAAGTGTGATCTACATAACTGTCACCACTCCATATTTCTATTTTATCTCCTAGTGTTGCATCAAGATCAGCAATCTGTCTATGTTTTAAAAATATTGGTGAACCCCAACCATACGAATAAAGTAATGGTAAATCATGAATTTCTTTACCTGATGATATAACTCCTCCAAAATGATGTCCTATTCTTCTGTCAAGTTCTTGTTCTTTCCTGAGAATAATTTTCTCGACCTGAGCCTTATTTGGAGTAGTAGTAGCAGTGATTGGAACACGTAGAAAATCAGAAACATCGGCTACTGTACAGTATGTGACCATAGTTTTATAAAGGTTGCTTTGTATTTAAATTTTCTATTTAAAAACTGCTATCCATTCGGCTGCATTAGTCACTTTTAGGTAAATACCATTTTCTAAACGTCTATTTATGTTAAAAACTGATTGAATTGATGATCCGTATACTGTAAATTCTACTGGATCTGTTGCCAGTAACCCATTAATTACCTCTAATTTTGCTCCTGCATGTTCCTTAGTACAATATATAGCGACTATTACACCGTGAGTTCCTTTTGCTAAAGTATTAGTATTGAAGGAAACAACATTATGATTCTCTGTACCCATACTATATCATATATGAGGAATTATATAAACTTTATCAACTATAGGAATACATTGCATTAATTAACTGTTAACTAACGTATGTAAAGTTAGCTAACTTAGCTTAATTAAGTTAATTAACTTTATAAAAAATAAAAAAATGAGACTAGAAACCTAGTACTCGGATTTTACAAGTCATACTATTAGTTGCAGTATTTCCTACTTCTAACTCTAATAGTGCTCTTGGTGCTGATCCTTTTGCAGCATGATTTTCACCATAACATCTAATCTTACCTGTTGCTGCTGCATTTGTTGCAGAAGGAACGTATTGCAAAACCAAACCTTTATTGCCATCGAAGATTTGTGCTCCGATAACAGTACCGATTCTACTACCTAAAGAAAGATCCACGACATTTCCACCTACTACATAGGCATCTCCTGCTGCATAGGTTATGTCAACGACTACTGATTTTAATTTTGATGTCAGCTCACTTTGTATAGATAGTGTCTTGCCTGAAAGACTTTTATGTAAGGCATTTTGTGCGATTGTTATTGCCATCAACTTATATAAAAAGGACTATTATATATATTTTAATAACATCTAAAAATGTAACTATCTGATATATAACACCCTTTAATATGAAATACTGGTGTTGGTATATTCCACCCGTTTTCTCCATATATTTTACCAATCATGACTAAATCTAGATATGTAACAGATAAAATCTGATTTTCGTCAAATGGTTTTATTGTTGGTGTCATTACAGATTGTGTATAATCTATCATTGACCTATTTGTATTAAAATGTGCTAAACCTAAACCATGTCCAAATTCATGCATTACAATATTTTTTATTGTATTTTCTGATAAAGAATAATTTTTTTGCATCATGTTAATTGTAGAATTAGATATATTATCGCCTATAACAATCTTAGTTATGTTTTTTTGACTTTCTAAAAATATATTAATGAACATAAATTTATGCCAAGAATTACTAAAATTTAAACCTGTATTTCCTAATGTTTTACTGTTTGATGATTTTTCATAATTTATCATAATATTACATTGAGTATAATCTAATGAATTTGCAGTTTTATGATCTTCCCAAGATATTGTTTCTATAGGAACATTCCAATCTCCATTAGGATAAGCATATTCTAATTTTACTATCCATTCTTCTATTGCAGATATTGTTATATTTCTCAACCCCTCCCAATCATCATACAACTCAGGATTTACCTCGAACAAACAAACATTAGGATTAGTAATATGTTTTAATTTCAATGTATCATATTTACTATGTTGTTCCCCATTTTCAGCATATATAGGTATATTCATGAACAAAACCATAAATACAAGAATTACAGCAATATATTTCATACTTAAATATTAAAATAATACTATAAATATATTCTTAGTTTAGGGGGTTACTTGATATATATCTAAAAAAATAAAAAATTTGATTTTGGTTTGACTAGAGTTTAATATCTCTGATCTTACCTTGAGATTTGAAGTGACGACATACAGTTTCACCCATAGTTCTGTATACACCTTTCTCAACAAATGCATTGTTGACAAATGGATATGCAGGAGTTCTTCGGGTTGCTTCGTAATATTCGGTAGGAATTGCTACTTGGATTCCGATTCTTGGATAACCATAACCTTCTGCATCAGATGTATCTAATGCAAATAGTCTTCCAATTTCTGTGTTACCGTATGACGGTGCATCTTTTGTTGGAATGAATGGGACTCCATAGATAGAATCTACGTGAATACCTACTCCAGTGCCTTTGAAAGTTTGGATTCCGTTTACGTCGATTTGTACTAAGCTCTCACCGTAAGGGTTTGCAACTCTTACAGAAGGCATATACAAGCCTTGGATTTCGGAATAAACTTCGTGACTACCTAGGAATACGTTTGGATCTTTACCTGCAGCAATACGGATCTTTCTAAGGAAAGTTCGTAATGTGTCATCGGTAAGTACACCATCTGTACCTAAAGTACCACTTGCTGATTCTACAGTACAATCAAATTCTGACATAGCGTTGGTATCTCTATTGATATCAGCACTTACAGTCCAAGGATTGTAGTGTTTTGAACCTACTCCACCTACAGCTGCTTCTTCAGCGTTTGAAGAAATAATTCTGTCTAGTGATTCAAAGTCAAGTGTGCCTGCATAGACTCCACCACCTGCTGCACCTACTTCGACATCTGCTAAAAGCATTCTGTTAAGGAACTCTTTATGCTGTACAGCCATAAATAGTCTAAGACTACCTAAGCCTCCCCAAATATCATCTTTAGAGTGTGTTGCAAGCCATTCCATAACTTCAGATGCACTGAATGGCAACTGAACGGTTTTTGGCTTTACATCAATCTCTTTAAGTTGAGGTTTGGTTGTTTGAGCAATTAGTCCACCTTCTGCTGTTCCACCTAATACTGTATTAGAGTTTGTTGTATTAAGGACAGCTTTGTCAGTAATAACCCTCCAACCAGATTTGTCCCAAGGGACTTTTGGTAGAATACCGAAGGCGTTTGCCTCTAAGTTAAGTTGAGCCCATGCATAAGCACCAAAGACTGCATTGAATGTACCTGCAGTTGATGTTGTGATAGGAGCGTCAGCTTTTCTGATGAGGTTTCTATTATATCCATAATAGAGTGCTTCTAGTTCGTCGATAGTTTGGATTTTAGGCATTTTAATAATACCCTCCGTTATCGTGTGTCGTATCTGGGCTTCCGTAATCGCCTGCTAAGATTCTTTTTGCAACATGGGATAGACCTTCATAACCTTGAGCTCTTGCGTCTTTCAAAACCATATTCAATTCTACGTTAGCAGATTTGTTTATGTTTTCAACAGATGCACTTGGTCTTGGTGTTTCTGTGGTAAAGTCGAAATTAGCTTTTTGTTGCATAGCCAATCCTGCTTTATCACCTTCAGGTTTATCTTGACCAGATTTATCGTCATCTAATCCTGCTTGCACAGAATTGGATTGTAATGTATCTGGTACAGTTACATCAGCACCAATGTCCTCATTATCTGATTCTTTTGGTTTGATATTTAACTGTGTTTTTGGTTCTTCAAAGAGAGCTTTTTCAACTCTTGCTTCGAGACTTGCTTGAGAATCTCCCAAGGCTTTTACATGCTCAGTTAGAGTAGACAAAGTTTCGATTAAAGCTTCATCAAATGATTTCTCTTTTGATTGATGCTCTTCTTCTTCTTCTTCGTCTTTCTCATCTTCATGATCTTCTTTTCTAAGTTCTTCTAAAGTCATGTATACTGAATTAAGTTATATTGGGTTTATAAAGATTATGGAAAGATTTATATTGTTACTTTTTAGGCTCTTTTGTTGTTCTTTTTGATTGTACCCTATCATCTTCAGGTCTTGGTTGTACTAATGTTACTTGAGTACTCTCTTGTTGACCTTGAGTGTATGTATGACCTGC